TTCATATATCTATAATGAAAACCATTTAAAAATGGATAATCTAATATTTCAGGTTGCCCATCATTTAACCCAATATCCAATAAGTCTCTCCATAAATATCTAGAAGTATCACCAAAATTATTTTCAGCGTAAATAGGTATACCTATAGTTGTTGCTGTTGTACCATCTTCAACAAATGTTGACCAATATCTTAATGGTATTTTATAATGTGGTTTATAATAGTAACCCTCTGGCCTTGGTCCATAACTAGTAGTATGGTCTCTATTATCACGATTAAATCTATGTCTAAATTCACCTAATATTACTTCTTCAACCGTTAATACATTATATTCCACAATATCACCATAAAAAAGGTCATTAGTAATTGTTATATTACTTTCACTTGGTTCATGACTAGCTATGGGCCAGCTACTTACATTATGAATTCTATGGATATCATTTAATTGTGTATCTGAAGCTATCCTACTATTGAATATCATCTCAATACCTGAATCTATTTGAGAAAAACCATTATCATTAGTTTTTAAAATACTTAAATAAACCTCACTTAATGGTCTACCTTTATTGTCACTATAATTAGAAATATCAATATCATCATTAAAAACTACTTGATGAAGTTTATCACTATATAGGTTCTTACCGAAAGCTTCTTGATATATTTCGTAATCATCATCGTTAGTCATTTTTTTAAAAACTCTAATATAGTATTCACATGTTTGACTATTCACTAATTTCTTCATTCTATTGGTACCAGTGTCATATAAAGTACTTGTTGTTGGTAAATCTATAACGAATATATTTCCTTCATTGTTACCATTATCATCACCAAGCCTTAAAACATTATAAGTTGTACCAGTATCACCATTATTATAAACATTAACCATATCACCTTGTAATAAATTATGTTTTATCGGTGTCATAAATGATATATATTGTTTACCTGATATATTACCAATACCTTTATCATTTATATATAAACCATTATAAATAATAAAATGAGTTGTGTTGGCACTAGCCGGATAACTTAGAAATATATCCCAGTTTTTAATATTGTTAGTTGGTGATAAATCAAATTGCTCCCTTTTTGGGTATAAATCAATAAATTTACATAAATGATTGTCAGTATTATCCCACCAATTAGGCACATAATAACCAACCCAACCATTGACATCTTTTCTGTAATTGTTTACAGATGATGTTATATTAGTAAATAATATATTACTACTATTATCCTCAAGAAATTTAATGTCATTAAAATAAGATAAAGTATCAATATTATCACCACCATTATCAATATCAGTTAATACATTTGTAAATAACCCATTTAAACTGAATACAAACCTATATTTAGAACTATTACTTCTTTCTGTTTGAAACTGCACACCAACATCTAAAATTCTATCCATAGCATCGGCCGGTAATAATTTATTTGTTTGTTGTAATTCAATTTTAATACCAGTATCAGTATTAACTGATTGTACTGACTGTGTATTATGTAATCTATATTTTAATCTATCACTCATATCTTTATATTGTTACTGATAGTCCACTCTTATCGGCTAAACATCCATTATTATCAACTACACTTACATCGTAAGTAGTTGCACCTGTTAAAGCAAATGTAAAAGTTTTTGGTAATATAGGGTTAAAATGACTACCATTATATGCTTGACTACCAAGTATAAGTGGGTCACCTCCACTAACTGTAAATGTATAATTAGTTGAATCACCACCATTAGCATTTAATACTAATTGTTGTAAACCACCACTTGATGTATTATTCAGAACCGGTGGGGCGATTAACCCAACATTATATGTAATATCTATATCACCTTTTTTAAGGGTACAGCCATTATTATCTTTAATTGCGGTAATGTAAGTACCGGGCAATAAACTAGGGTATATTGTAGTTGTTGACCATGTAGTTCCGTTATCAATACTATATTCATATGGACCAACACCACCAGATGTTGATGTAAATATTATACTTCCATCATTACTACTATGACATGTTATCTTACCAACATTTATAATATAATCTAATATGGCTGGTGATGTTATTGTTATACTTGAAGTTATAATTTGTTGTGGAGATGTAGAATCCTTCAATGTATTAGTGTATGTACCAGCACTAAGATTATTAATGGTAAAACCAGTGTATGTTAAAATACCGTTAGTTAATGTATTTGTATATGGTGGTGTACCTCCAGTAAATAATACATTAACAATACCATTATGACTATCGTTACAAAGTATATTACTACTTGTAACGGAAGCTATTAATAAATTAGGTGAAGTTACGCTAATTGAATTTTCTAAATAATTATTAGTTGGTAATTGAGAATCAATAATTCTAATCTTATAAATCTGATTATTTAAACCTGTAAATATACTTGAATTACCTATTACTGATTGACTAGTAATTAATGCATCACTATTATCACGTAATTCAGCTGTATATGTAGGTATACCACCTATAATGTTATTAACTGATATAATACCATTGGAACCACTTATTGTTGATGCTGTTGTAGTTAAATAGAAGAATAAAGGTGCTGGTTCAGTTACTGTAAATAATCTACTATCTGTAAGACCTAAACCACTTGTTTCAGTGACAGTTACTGTATAATTACCAGCTGTTAAACCAGTTATTGTATTACCAATTAGTCCATTATCCCAGTGGTAATTATAATTACCACTGCCACCTAATACGTTTAAGTTTATTGAGCCTGTATCACCACCAATTTTAATATTATTAATTATAGTACCATTAATAGTTAATGTTTTTATTGGTGGTATTATACATTCAGTGAAATATTTTAAATTAGCTGCTTCTAATGATGATTTTCCGGGAACAATACCAAAATAAAAATATAATGAACCACCACGAGATACGTTAAAACTATCATTATATTTAATCATATTTCTATAATTAGAATAATCATTAGATACAAATGATGATTGAGTATAATAAATGGTATTATCAGTACTTCTAAAATGGTCGTCAATAGAGTTATAATTAGTTGTGTTAGATGCCATGCCAATTATATCTTGTCTAATAGTTTTATCGTTAATATTTTCATTTACTATAGTATCGATACTAACACCAGAATTAGATAAGTCGATACCTATTTCACATGTAGTATTTATATTACGACAATTAACTATATTAGAATAAAATGAAAAACAAGAAATACTTTTAAAAAATAATGGGTCTATACCTATTTCATCATTAGGGTCTACCGATGTATCCACAAAAATCGGGTCAATTATTTCAGGCATTTTATATGTTGTTGGTATTAATTTATTATGTATTGTTGGTATACCATCTAAATCACATGGTAAAGTACTACCTAGTAATATTATATCAGTTGGATATAGTGGGTATTTACCATTATCATATCTTGGCGCATAAAATAATTCATCTTTATAGTTTTTAACAATTCCTTCATTAATTGTTAAATGATATTCTTTGTTTGCAGCAGATTCAACTGGGATGTCATCAACTATAACACCGTCAGATACACAAGTATCAACTAAATATGATGTATGACAATTACCACCACAATCAACGTTGCAATAATCGTTGTGTTTATATTTTAATAAAGGTAAATATAATGAACCATTAACCCAATCATTATAAAAATCAAACTGAAATATATCTAAGGCTTTTCCTAATTCTAATTCTACGCAATCACTATATCTATTTCTACTATTTTCTAGTATACCACCTTTATTAGTTCTTTCAACATCATATCCCGGACCATTACATCCCGGTGCATAAAATTCGCCACTACTACTAGGGCATTCTAACGATATACATGGTATATAATCTGGTTCTAAGCTTCTTAACCCACTAAAATAATATTTATTACGCCAATTTATTTTAATACCACCACTCCAAGAAAATAAAATGTCTGGTAATGGTACACCTATTCCAGCAATAAATTCTATTATATCTCTAATAACCTGTATTATGACACTATTAATAAGACTTATGGTATAATTAATAGCAAATATAATATCAATTATAATAGCAAGTATTAAACAAATAATCATGTATAATGGGTTGAAACTAGTTGCAACTCTATTATATGGAAATGGTGTATGACTACCACAATCGTCAACTTTTTTAATACCAATATAATTAGTATTACTAGCGTTTGTATTAGGTTGAAATCTAGCTATATAATTTTTAACTGAATATAATTTATTCCACCTTAAACTCACAAAACTAGAATCTCGTGATGTTGTTTCATCGAATGAATAATCAATACTTTCTTCAGTATCTAATGGATTATTAGGAATTAAATAACTAGCTCTAGTCCTTAATCTACCTTCACCACCAGTAACATCAGTTGATATTTTAAATCTAACTTCAGCTCTTGTTGGTACCCCTTTTGATGGGTCATCAGACGGTATTATTCTACCAAATTCATCTGTAATAACATAATCTAAATTCATGGGTATTTGATATGCCCATGTACCATTATTGTCTATAAGTCTACCACCATCAACATCAAAACTCTCAACATTACCATCAATAGTTTTTCTAATCATTTTGATTGTACCTTGACTTGGTGTCATATCACATAATTCACCTAATTTAGTTCTTGGTCTACAATTTTTATTTATTGAATTTTTTTCATTATCTGAAAATAAAGCACCTATGAAAATAGCTTGTGGTTCAAAATGATAATTTATATCGATATCAGCTCTCGTTATACCAACGTCACAATTATTTTTATCCCCCCAAAATGGTTGAATAGTTATACCTCTATTAACTGATTTTATTTGTACTAAACTGTCTAAGTTAGTGGCAGCTTTAAATTTTGTTGGTGATTCGAATAATTTAGGACTAGAACCTTGTCTAATCATATCATAAGGCCTTTGACTTATTGCCCCACCAATATCTGATATATCAACATCTATATGTAAATTATAATTACCCACAGGTACACCAAATATTAAATAATCACCGGCTGAATTTGTTGTTGTTGTAAATTTATAATATTTATCATATATTTCTATTAAAACATCATTATCTAAGAACTCCCTTTTACTAGAAATAGTTCCAACTGGGTTATGACATTCACCTTGTGATTCTTTAGGTAGTAAATTGTATCTAACACCATTATTATCTTTATCTGATACTGAAGTAAATGGATATAACCCACTGATTAATGAATTATTCTTATCATCATCTGTTATTGGAATAAAAACCGATACTTTAGCATTTTGGACACCAAACCCATTATTAGCAATAACTCTACCAACAACAACACCATAGTCAGCACAAAAAGTTCTATATATTTCTTGTTGCGATATTTTTAAAGATAATATTTCAAGAAAATCAAAATCTTGGTCTATTTTTATTTTTACATAATTATCTTTACCCCCCGGTGTGGTCCTTATTCTTATATTTTTATTCATTACTTACAACTTCAATTTTATCTACACCTAATAATTCGTAATCATCAGGATTGATTTTTTCAATATCTATATCATCAATATTTTTTTCTTTCTTTTTAAATTTATTAATATAATCCAAAAAATTAATATTACCTCCAATAACAAAATGTTTAAATAATACCATTATTATAAAAGGATATAATATAGGGACTAATACAACCATTAATAAAAATAATATTAAATTAATTATAATATTATTTTTAAAAGTTATCTTTTTTTTAATTAAAACTTTTTTATCTTTTTCATCCGCAATCGGTTTTTTACATCCACATCCCATAACTTTTTTATTTTAAAATATAATACACCTTTATTAAAAAGGAAAGTTATTACGACATTACTCTTATCAAAATATCTGAATTTGGTTTCTTAATTTCAAACATAGCTACTGGGTCACCAAATAATGTATTATTATTATTTATAATATCGATTTCTCTAGTTTCAGTATTAATATATGCTTGAGATATTTCATTAACTGAATAAATACCACCAACTTTATTAAATACACGTAACGCTATTACATTTAATACACCGGGAACATTATGTATGTTTTGAATTAATTGACCTAAATATATATTCTCACCCATCGAATGCGTTGATATATCCATATATGACGATATAGCATTTATACCACTAGATATAACTTGTGATTGTTGATAATTTTTATCGATAAATAAATCAAGTTCAAAACCAAGATTTATAACTTGACCATTCATTACTTCAACATAATCATTTGTAATTCTATAATCAGATAAATATTCAGCTATATTATCTGTTAATATATTTGAAGATGAATTATTTAATGTACTATCGGCATTTAAAGTTAAAATAGATACAAGTATTTTATTTTGGTATTCATATACGCATGTTCTGAATGGTACACCAAATTGTCCGGGCATTAATGATATTAAAGCTTGATAATCTTTAATAGTAACAGCTCTATTTTGACTTGAGAAATTATATTTAACTAAATTTCTAATTTCATCAATCGATGGTTCATCTCTACCTCCTATACATGGTATAGGATTATTTACAGTTAACGATTTTTGTATTGCAATAATTTTACTTTGTGTGGTAGCATTGCCATTAAAACTCATATTAAACGTACCTAATGAAGTTAAACTATTAACACCTATATTACTCGTACTTCCACCACCAGTTCTATATTGAACAAATAAAGTTTGATTTGGTGGTAGTGTAATACCTAATGATTGATTATTTATTATATCACCTATTTTATTAGTTAATGAAGTATTTACACCAAAATTAGTTATTGAATCAATATTTTGATTACCACCACCAAATATTAATTTAGTAAACCCATTATCGGTTTTCTCAGTTATAAATCTTCTATCTATTTTTACATATTTACCCGGTCTTATACCTGAAGAATTACCACCCTTTGTTTTATCAATTACAAATATTTTATCTTCAGCTAAAGATGGTACTTCATACCATAGATTATTTATATTATTCCAAGCTGTTTGTGTTGGGTTATTAGTATAATCAGTACTTTCTAATGTAATAACACTTTCAATTGATAATACGTCATTATCAGGTAATAATATCTCAGTAAATGGTTTAACATCGTTCTGTGTTAAAACACGTTTAAATGTCTTTGTAACACCATTTATAACTATTTCTCGTTTAGTTACAGTGTAAAACATAAAAGTACCATTATTATCATAATTAGGTATTATAGTAATATTTGGTATACCACCAGTAGTAAATGGAGATGAAAAATCAATATCATCTTGTGTCTCAAATACTTTACCACCACCAGTTACTTGAGCACCCTTACTAATAAATGGTGCATAATTTAAATCATATTTACCATCATTTCCCATTGGTATGTTAACTGACCAATCAACTATTGATACAGACGGTCTTTTACCCGGTATTTTAAGACCAAATGTCCTAGCCATAGCCATTACTGACTTTTTTTCTTGTGCATAATCTATTTGGGTTTCCTGTAGCATTCTATCTGTATGGAAACTAAGTAAATCTCCTACCGCAGCATTTAATTCTAATAGCATCATCCCAACAGATGCGTCATTAAAATCACTTAAGATTGAAGGATAATACTGTTTTATATACGATATGAGGTCACCCCTTATATCTGCAAAATTTCGTGAGTTATAATTAATTTTACGAGCCATAATAGTTTAATTTATATAATATAAATATTATTATAATAAAAATTTGCAAAATATAAATACTTTTATTATCTTTGTGGATATTTATTATTAGAATTAAAAGCAGTTAAAAAACAGTAATATGAATTATAAAGAGTTTTTCACAATAGATAATAAATCTGGTTGGAAGTGCACCGAGAATAAATTAAATAATAAACATCCTGAAATATGTGAATTAATAACTAATTTTATTAATAATAGTGAGTTACCTAAGGATATGTTGTTTAAGGTTAAAGTTTGGCATTTTATAAATAATGTTATTGAAATACCAAGATGTAAATATTGTGATGGTCCAGTTAAATTTAGTGGAAACTTAAAAATTGGTTATTCAAATTTTTGTTCGACCAAATGTTCTATGAATAGTGAATTAACAATTCAAAAGAGAAAAAAAACATGTTTAAAAAAATATAATACAGACCACCCGGGAAAGTCTATTGTTGTTAGGAAAAAATATGAAAAAACATGTTTTGAAAAATATGGTGTTAAAAACGTTTCAAATATACCCGAAGTTGTTGAAAAAAGAAAAAAAACATCATTAGAAAATTTCGGTGAAACAACAGCACTTAAATTAGATTCAACAAAACTTAAATTAAAAGAATATGCTATAAAAAATTATGATGTTGACCACTTATCAAAGTCAAATGAAATTAAAAAACAAAAAGAAGAAACATTATTAAATAATTATGGTGTCACCAACCCAATGTATTCTGATATATTAAACAATAAACAAAAGAATACCTTATTTAATAATCACGGGGTTACTAATCCAATGTATTCTGATATTTTTAAAAAAAAATGTATTAATAATATGATTAATAAAAAGTTTAAACTTTTTATTAATCATAATGATGTTAAAGAAGAAATAATTAATTGGAGTGGATTAACATTAACCATAAAATGTCAAGATTGTAATTCAATATATAATATTAATAGAGAATTATACGTTCTTAGAAAAAATAGAGAAAAAATTATTTGTACAAATTGTAATCCGTTATATAATAAAGATAGTAGTTATGTAGAACTAGAATTGAAAGATTTTATTAAATCGTTAAATATTGAATACATGACTAATGATAGGAATATCATTAAACCTTTAGAATTGGACATTTATCTTCCAGAACATAAATTAGCAATTGAATTTGATGGATTATATTGGCACTCCGAATTATTTAAAGATAAAAATTATCATTTAAATAAAACTAATTTATGTCAAAAACAAGGCATTCAATTAATTCATATATTTGAAGATGAGTGGTTATTTAAACAAGATATAGTTAAATCTAGAATTAAAAATATATTAGGATTAACAGAAAATAAGATATATGGTAGAAAATGTATGATTAAGGAAATTAATTCGGGGGAAAGTAAATTATTTTTAGATAATAATCATATACAAGGAAACGTTGCATCCAAAATAAAACTCGGTTTATATTATAATGATGAATTGGTTAGTTTAATGACCTTTGGTCAATCTAGGATTATTATGGGTGGTAAAAAAAATGAATATGAATTAACTAGATTTTGTAATAAATTAGATACAAATGTAATTGGTGGCGCTAGTAAATTATTTAAATATTTTATTAATATATACAAACCAGAAAAAACGGTTAGTTATGCCGATTTAAGGTGGTCAAATGGTAGTTTATATAATACATTAAATTTTGAATTTATACATGATAGTAAACCCAATTATTGGTACGTTTTAAATAATATAAGAAAACATAGATTTGGCTATCGAAAGAGTATTTTAATCAAACAAGGTTTTAATATTAATAAAACAGAAAAACAAATAATGTTAGAACGTGGTATATATAGAATATATGACTGTGGTAATAAATTATATGAATATAAAATTTAAATATTTATTGTTATAAAATCTGATGATGTAAATACGTCATCAGTTATTGTGTAATGAATTCTGATAGTTGCAGTATATTCCATATCTTTAATATCTAATACATCTATAACAACGTTGTCTATTTTTAAATTAGGTAAATATTTTTTAACAGCATCCGTTATCCCTTCTTTTATACCTGTTTCCGTTAAACCATCATTTGGTTCAAAAATAAATTTTATTAAGTTCGTACCAAATTCTGGCATGTAGAATCTACTACCCTTAGGTGTTAAAATTAAATGCATTAAATCTGACTTTATAGCATCTTGGTCAGTTTCGGTTAAACTAACGAAAAAACCTTTAATACTATTTTGAAAAGGGTATTGAATATTTATATATTGTTTAGCCATTATGAGTTATTTATACATAAATATTCTAATAAATAATTTTAAAAAATAAATAGTGGTTAAATAATAAAAAAAGCCTATAAATTACTCTATAGACTTCTAATTTATTAATTAAATACTTTATTAACCACATTTAGAGTATCCACAATCACATGATACACATCCGTCTTGATACTTTAACTTCTCATTCCCACATTCAGGACATTTAATGCCAGTAGCTACAGTACCATCTTTAATAAATACTTTAAGCATTCTTTTAACACCATTTTTCCATGATGATATACTATTTTCATCTAAATGAAGTGTATCTATTAAGCTTATTATACTAGGTATTGGCATTCCATGACGTAAAATACCTGAAATTAATTTAGCGTAATTCCAAAAAGCTGAATTAAACGCTCTATTAAGACCTTTTAATGTTTGTTCATAACCATCTTTATCGATATATAAGAAGTCATATCTAGAAACATTAGTTTCATAATCCTTTTCCTTTATAATCCACCCTTTTTCAACATAATTAGGTATAAGAAATGAATCATTTGTACCGGTAAATATTTCATAAGGTTTTTTATCTTCACCATATAAACCAACAAACCCAATCCATTTTTCATGGTTATTTTGGAATTTAACTATATTACATTCAAGTTTTTTAGGTCTTTTAGGTGCATGGGTTTCTTTGATTATCTCAATACCCGTTTTCTTATCAATCTTTTTATCTGAAATTAAAACACCTGAACGAGAACCGTCACGATATACTGTTATACCTTTACAATTATGTACGGCAACACCATTTATAATATATGAATCAACATCTTTAACTGAAAAATTATACACCTTTTCATTAGAAAATGAATCGCTGATATTAAAAACTCTATAAGCATAAAATGTTTCAAATTCTTTACTACATGAATCTTTAATTGAACTTTTCAGTTTAACTTCATATCCCTCACCATAATTATCAGAAGTATAAATTTTTTGATTAAGAATATTTCTAGCCATTGTTAATTCTCTACTTAATCGTTTAGATATAGTAATACCTTTATCACCTAAGTAATGAGATTCAAGTATGACATTTAATAGTACACTATCAATTTTCATAAACCATTCGGGTAAGTGTTTATTTTCCGAATATTGACCACAAAAAGAACGCATAATATTAGCTAATAATTTAGAACCAAACTGTACTGTTAATGAAGTTCCGTTATTAGATTTTTTAATTTCCTTATACCCATCAATATTAAATTTCCTACGGCAAATATCTATTAATTTATCAGCCACATCTACTTCAGTTTCTGGATTTACCGTAAATCTAACATACGATTCGGAATTAAAATGACCTTCAGCTATAAACCATCCAATAAAATAACATAAATCATAATCAATATCGATATATCTAGGAATTTGATTTGAATTAGATGCTTTTACTATACAATCTTTTTTCCATGGTAATTTTCTAGCTAAAAATACTTCATCACCATCAATTAAAAAGTCGCAATTTAAAAATTTAGTTAAATCTAATGATTTTATAACGTTATTTAAATTTCTAAAATTATTTGGTACAACCAAATGGTCATTAATTTTAATATCGGAAGCTTTTTTCCATACTAAATTTTTACATCTTTCAGACCAAGACACTTTTTCTTCCGTTTCATCTAATTCTATAACCAAAAAAGGATGTTCAGACGTTGATTCAATTGATTGATAACCGTTTAATTTAAATTTTAAAAATCTTCTAGTTTCTTCATTTAAATCATATACATCATCAACTAAATGTAAATTACCATCATGTCCATATACTTCATCACCTATAATTATTTGTGAAATATCTTTAACACCATCTTTAGTATATACATCATTACCAGATTTAAAACAACCAGATTCCCAAGCCATCATATATACTTTAGATACAATTTCTTCAGTTGTATTTTCAGGTAAATTTACAGTTACTGATATAGAATGGTCAACCCATTTTTGAATTTCACCTTGCATTCTAACTTTTTCAACCCAATCAACATCAGCTGATGTTGCGTTATTATATGGTGATTCTTTTATAATTCTTTTTAATTCATCTTCGTTGTATTTTTGAATATCATCAATATTATAACCATTAATCTTTAACCACAATAAAAATTTTGAATGTATAATTAAATATTCTTCCCAACTATCACCATTTTCATCTATAAAATCAACTCTAACATTTTTATCATTCGGATTTATTTTTCTTCTACGTTTATAGATAGGTAAAAATACCGGTTCGATACCTGATGTTGTTTGTGTCATTAATGATACAGTCCCTGTTGGTGCACACGTTAATAAAGCAATATTTCTTCGACCATGTTTAAGCATTTCAGCTAATTCAGTATCAGCCTCACATAATCTTTTAATCATCGGATTATTTAATTCTTTTTTATAATCCCAAACTTCAAAAGAACCTCTTTCCTTAGCTAGAATACAAGATGATTTATAAGCATTAATAGCTAATGTTTTATGTACATTTGTAGAAAATTCAGTTGCTATTCTTGTTCCGTATGTTAAACCTAATGCCGCAAGCATATCACCTTCAGCGGTAACACCAACACCCGTTCTACGACCTTTAATACACATATTTTTAATATTTTCCCATAAATTTCTTTCTATTACTTTAATGTAATCAGGTTCAGGGTCATTATCTAATTTATATACAATAGCATCAATTTTTTCTAACTCAAGGTCTATAATATCATCCATAATCCTTTGAGTTAACATTACATGTTTTTTAAATAAAATAAAATTAAATTTAGCCTCTTTTGTAAATGGGTTCTCAACATAACTAAATAGATTAAGTGAAATTAACCGACAAGAATCATAAGGACATAACGGAATTTCTCCGCAATTATGTACACTTATACCATTACAATCAAATTCATGTACGTCATTTACCGTACAATCATAAACACTTTCAATACCTAATAGTGTTATAGATTTTATTTTATCTACAAAATATTCTGAATATAAACCTCTAGTTAATTGTAATAATACATTATCAAGTTTTTCTTGTTTATTTATATCTTTAAACCCAATACGTTCATTAAATACAATTAAGTTTTCTTTCGAAATTATTAATTCGTGTTGTGCTTGTACTGAATATTCACTTAAACCACCTTTACCATTAGGTAATAATTTTTTCCCTTCTAATCGTCTATTTTTAGAAATATTTGAAACAATACCTAATCTAAGCAACATTCTTTGAATAACCTCCAAATTATTAAGATTTGATGATGATAATCTAACCGTTATACCCTTTTCTTTATTATTTAAAACAGTTCCATCAGCATCAAACATACCTGAAATAAACCCACGATAGAAATCTGAACTTTGTTGTTCAATTTTAACACCTAAATTCTTTCCGTTATATAACCCCAATTCATTTGCTATTAACCCTAATGAACTCGATTTAACTGTAATAATATCATTATTATCATCACCACTACCAAGTTTATCACTATAATTAATTTTGTTCTTAATTAATTCCACAGCTATTTTCTTCATAGATGCTCTATTTTCACCCCAATACCTAAGATATGCGGTATTATCAACCAATGAACCGTCACCAACTAATGAGCCAATAAGCCAACCTATTTTATCATCGTAATTATGATGTGTTGGTGAATAAGCTTTAAAATTAATGTTTTTATTCTTATTTAAATTAAGTGAATCACCTACATTTAAATCTTTTAATTCAATCCATTCAGTAGTTTTTTTACCACGGTTATTTTTAATAACTTTTTTAAATTTGTGGTTATCAGTTGTTTTTATTTTTAAACCGTTATTCATTTCAACAAGGTAAACCATTTTTTCACCAGTATAAAAAAATCCGTTCTCAGATAAATACGAACCATTATCAACTAAAACATTAAATTCTTGACCGATTAAATCCATAACCTGTCTTGGGCCGTTATTAGTCATAACCCATAAATCACTGGTTACACATGGGTTGGTACTGAGTGTTTCAAAACCATGGTCTTTATAACAATCAGGTATGGATTCATTAATAATTGTATCCCAAAATAAAATACCCGGTTCCGCTGATTTCCACGCATTATGTATAATCTTATTGAATATTGTTTTAGGATTAACTTCTTTTGTTACTACTGGGTTTAAAGAATCTACCGGATATTGTTGAGTATATAAACCATTAACTTTAACAGCTTCCATAAAATCGTCAGTAATCTTTAAAGAAATATTTGCACCAGTAACTCTACCAGCTTCTAATTTAGCATCCATAAATTTTTCTGAATCAGGATGTTTAATAGAACATGATAACATTAAAGCACCTCTACGACCGTCTTGAGCTACTTCACGAGTAGTATTAGAATATCGCTCCATGAATGGAACTAATCCGGTACTTGTTAAAGCTGAGTTTTTTACTTCACTGCCACTTGGTCTAATATGTGATAAATCATGACCTACACCACCTCTACGTTTCATTAATTGTACTTGTTCCTCATCTGTACGTAATATGGCACCATAAGAATCATATTTATGACCTACGACAAAACAATTTGATAATGAAACAGTTTGTTTCGTATTTCCAATTCCAGACATTGGACCACCCTGTGGTACTATATATTTAAAATCTTTAATAACCTCAAATATTTCTTCTTCTGATATTGGATTAGGATAATTTAACTCAATTCTAGCTAATTCACTAGCTAGTCTATGATGCATATCATCAGGTGATTTTTCATATAAATTACCAGCTGAATCTTTTAACGCATATTTATTAATCCACGCATCAGCGGCCATTTTATCACCTTTAAAATATTTAATCGATTCGGACAAAACCTCGTCTCTAGTATAAATTTTATCTATACTTATTTCTGTATTAATTTCCATTTTTATTTTATTTAAATTATTATTCTTGAGTATTATCACCCTCATCTGGACCAGTAAGGGATACTATTTTAACTGGTACTGTTTCATCAGTAATTATTTGTTTTCTAAGTTGAATCGCAGTCAACGCAGCTTTTATTTTTTTACCATCTTCAACTTTCATTACTTCTTTATCTTTAGAAAACGAAGCGCCATTATCATCGTCAGACGTTTCTATTTGTACTGTTGCATTATTAAATATACAATTTCTAAAAATTATTCCATCAGGACCAAAACGAGATTTTAAAATAGCTATTGTTGCTGTATGGTCTTCTTTTTGTGTTAATGTTTTAGCTATTGACACTATAAAATGACCAATTTGACCTTTTTTAATGGAACCACCAATTTGATTAGCTTCAACTAAATCAGCACCAATAGAACTTCTATTACCTTGAATCGCCGTCCAACCAACCATTTGTAATTCATCTAATAATGATTCAAATTGTCTCATAATATTACCCTCAGCAATATTATTATCAGTAAATGTACGACTCGGTGTAATACAATCAATATAATCAATTAAAATAACATCAGGTCTAAATCCCTGAGCGATTTGTTTTCTAATATATTGTCTAATCATTGGTATCGTGGTACCATCACTAGGGAATTTTTTAAGTTTAATAATACCCGGTTTTGATTGTTCAATCATTACCTTTTCTTTAACTTCGGCTCGTCTATCTTGTAAGTCATTTAAACTTATTCCAGTCCAACAAGAGTAATGTTTTCTTCTAATAACTTTAGGATTATCCTCAAAGAATATTTGTAAAACATTTTGCCCGTGGTTTTTAGCGGTATTAGCAATTTTAGTTATAGCGGTTGTATTATGTGTTACGATGTAATCATCTGTGACATACAAATGTTCAGGATTATCAACCATAATACATTTAGCTTCTTCTTCACCGTAATATTCGATAGATTTAATGAATTTGTTATCACTATATTTAGTTCTTGGTTTAAATCTATTTATCTTTCTAGTTAATAATGATGGTATAATACCATTATTAGGAAAGCTAAAACCAATTCTATATACTAAACTACACTCAATATCGTCATATTTACCAATTTTAGTTGTAATTTTAACCTTACCACCTAATGATTGGACAAGTTCCTTTATATTCAAAGATAATGTCTCAGATACAGTTGAAATTTCACATCTATGCTTATCTATATAACCATCTGTATCTACTAGTCCCTGTAATAATTTAACCCTATCAGAAACACTAGTATATAAATAATCTTTAGGTATGAATTTAGTCTTTGAATTACTACCATACAATCCAATACCCTTTAATAATTGTATCATGTTTAATAACGATACTTTAATTAATGACCTTTTAATTATTTCACCATTTTTTTTAGTTATTAACCTAGTATGTTCAGAAACTGAAATATTTTCATATACTTTTCTAACATTTTCAATTATTTCTACATCTTTAGTTACAAAATGTGGTGAATTATGTATAGTAATACACCCATCACCAATTATCACACCTAATAAATATGGATTTATTGATAATTCTTTTTTATCAAACTCAACCGGAGATATATTTGGTATTTTATAATTTAATCTTCTATTATTCCAAACCTTAACATTTTTATACATATTGATAGTACTCAATGTTTTATAAGTATTATCGGGTGGCAATGTAATATTCTTACCATCTTTTTTAGTACTTCTATTTCGCTGGTTTATAGTATTAACACTCCATAAATGTTCTTCATCACATAATGTTTCAGTCCCATCATTAAAACTAATCTTATATATTGGCCTTTTACCTTGAGGGAAAACACCAGTTACATTACAAGATTTACCGTCTCTACTTATTACTTTATCACCTATTTTAATATCTCCCATAGTTACCCAACCATTAGGTGTTAATATTTTAGAATGAAGTGGTTGTGCTTTACCTACACCGAAAGCAGCTAGAATAACCCCTAACTCACCTTTAGATAATCCACCACCCATATTACTATCTAAACCTATTATACCTGTCGGTACTGGCTTTCTGAAGTCATCAGATAATACACCATCTATATCATCAAAAACATCAATTATTTCATCTTTATCAATACCAAACTCTAACGCTTTTCTAAGTAAATCTTCACATAAATGATATTTATTAGTATCACCTTCTTCAGCTATTTTAAGTATTTCTTTAGCGACTTTAATTGTTTCCTGTTGTTTAAAAAATGTTTTAGCAACGTCTTGTATTTGTAATGAATTGTTAAATCCAAATTCCTTAGATTTAGTTAATAACCCTAAACAATGTTCTAATTGGTGTCCAGATGTTTCATTTCTTAATATACCTTCCATACTTATGTAGTCGGGTATACAACCAAATCGCTCATGATTATCCTTTAAATGCATTACAACACGTCTAATTTGAGCATCATCGAAATACTCTGGTTTTACTAAATCAATTACCGAATTAGCGTATTTTTCATCGGTCAATAATTGACCAATGAATTTTAATTGAAACGCCTGACCTAAATAACCTAACGTACTTCTATCTTTTTTTACCATCTTTTAAAACTGTTTATTATAAATATCTTAAATTTCAACAACGCAATCACTATCTACATAATTATATGTATATTTTTCTAATGTTAAGTAATGTCGTATTGAACCTATGATATCATGTATAATATCCTTAATATCAATTTGATATCTAACTTTTGGCGGAAATTGATTTCCGTTGAAACCTCTGATAATCACTGGTTTCTTATCAACTCTAACTTCAAATTTAAAGTCATCTATTTTCTCATAAATATCTCGTCTATCAATATCAGTATCTACTTGTTCTTTGTACGGTTGATAATACTTCCAAAGATATTCTCTGGTTTTTTCTTTCATATCATTTTTTAAGATATGAACACATTCGAATACCATATTATGTAATTCAAATGATTTTAACGATTTCTCATTAAAACCTTTAATATGGAAATATCTCTGACAGATAATATGACCATTAATGTACAATAAGAATTCGAATCTTTGTTCTTCAATTTTTTTGTTTACTTCCATTTTATTATTTATTTAATTGTTACTTGTTATTCTTCTATTAGTTCAATACCACTGTATTTACTATAATTCTCTTTTTCTTTATTCATAATTCGTTTAAATGGTAAGATATAATTAACGAATTGTTGCTCACTAATTAACCGGTCTAAACCATTTTCTTTTATCTTTTTAAATACATTTTTAGTACTTCTACCTTCAGGGTTTAATGGTAAGGTTGTAATGTCATTAAAATTTGATATAGCGTCTTTAGTTAATAAAGGGTTTTTAAGGTCCATTATGAGCTTATTTATTTCATATAGTTGTTTACCTTGACAACCATCAGTTATGCCACCTATGATACTTTCAATCACTTGTAGTGGTGATTTTTTGTTATCTATCCTAGACTGTTGTATTATTTTAGCTTCATTTATTATTTCTTCTAATGAAGTCTCTCTTTCAGTTAATACTGGGAAATATTTAAGTAGTGTTGGTTCTTTAACACCTTTAACACCTTTAATACAATCACCACTATCTCCGGCAAGTATTTTAATTAATAATGCATTACTTTGATGATGTGGGAAAAATTCATTATAATTATCTAAACTTACAATAGTTTTTAAATCACAGAAATATATTTTAATACTTTCAGATATTAATTGTGACATGTCTCTATCTATAGTACATATAGTTATATTATATAAATTAGATTTATTAATACAGAAATGACCTATAAAATCATCACTCTCGACAATAGGGTCTTCAAGTTGTCTAATACATAGTTGTTCTAAATAATTCCAAATTAATTTCTTTTGTCTTACTAAGTCAACATCTTGTGAATATGTTCCTGTTTCGAAATTTTTATCACGGTTACTTTTATAGTCTTTATATACGTTATAACGTAATTTACCACTTAATGGGCCATCCCAAAAAACAAACACATTATGATAGATTCCACTATCTAATAATTTACGTAAAATTGTGAGAAATTGGTATAAACCACCTATGTGTTCACCAAAATGATTATATTCATCTTTAGCGCCATGGAAACCAAATTTTAATAAAGCATTACCATCAATTACAAGGGCATTCTTTTTATTCTCATTTACACCATTTTTTGGTGGGGTTCTTTTCACTTTAATACCTATTAAAGGTTAATACTAAAAAAAATAAATGTCCTTGTTTAAGGGACATTTTAAAGATACGTCATAAAAAATGATATATCAAGATTTAACGTTTTTTTTTTAAGAAAAAATTAAAACATATCAGAGACACTTTTGTCCTCAGTAATACTTATATCACCATCAGAAACACCCAATTTAGTTAATAACATTTTTTTATTATCCTTAATATACTCAGTTTTCTTTTCTGGATTCATAAAACCAGTAACTGAAGAGGCTATTTTGCCTTCCCACTCAATACCATTAATATGATTTTTTTCACATTTTACTTTAGTTGATATACCAAAAATATATTCACGTCCACCACTAGTAGCTTTAAGTGCTGCTGTTCCGTGTGAGGTTATACCACCAAAATGTATAATCATTCTAGCTGCTGAGTATAATGCTTCACCACCCTTTAATTTAGTTACACCAGCACCTTGCATACTATCTAACCATATTTTATTAATACAAACAAATGTATTAGTAAATTCTTTATCTTCTTTTCTTGAAGCTGGTATTTTATGGTTCATTATAGCTTTAAAAGCACTATCCATGGCACCAGCATTAAACATATTATTACCAGTTTTAGATTTAACGGATTTATTACAATTAAGTGAGCCTACTGAATCCCATATAAAACATAACTCATGTGGGAATTTACCATTAGCTTGTGCGTCTAATAATTCATCCATAAATCTAGCAACATCTTCAATTACAGCTTCAGTTCTACATTCTTTTTTAATTGTACCATCACTATAATCAACATTACCATATTTTTTTAATAATGCATCATTATTAATGTATTTAAAGAATCCTTTATAATTCTCTATTTCACCTGTTTCTTCATTAATAACTTCTTCATATTGGACACCAACATTTTTAGCATGTTCCCAAGTGAAATTGTTTTCTGTGTCAATAAATACGGGTACTATACCTAATTTTTGACATGCTGCCATTGTTTCATACGCAGCTGTTGATTTACCTGTATTACTATAACCCTTAAATACAGTAATGTAACCCTTTGCTACACCGGGAATTCCTAATGCTTCATGGTAAGCTGGTGAAAATGGTATCCAAGATAGGTCTTTATCTTTAACAACGGTTGTTAAACCTTCATCTTCGAAGTATTTATCCATATCAAATTCAGATACATTAATAGCTTTTTTCTTTTTTTCTGGTGTTTTCGCCATAATTTTTTTTATTTATAAAACGTTATTTGAAAATAAAGGCCGGAATTAACCAGCCTTTATTTATGTTATTTATATTCTTTAATTAAAATGGGAGGTCGTCTTCGATATCCTTACCACCCATAGTTATTTCAGTGGGGTTATTTAATTTATCAGTACCCATTACGATTTCCTTTTCTTCAAAAGTTGCATTAGCGTTTTGAGCATTACTTTCAGCAGTACCACCATCTAAGGTAGCTTTATCAACCCACATTTTATTATTTTTATCGTAAACTGGTTCTCCACCTAATACTATAATTTCAAGGTATGAATAATCCTTAATAGCATAAATATCTTGCCAAGTTCTTTTATCTTCGGTTAAACTAGTTAATAAACCTTTGTCTTCAAGTGCTGGTGATGGGTCACAATGTACTAAACCGGTTATAACACAATTCTTTTTATGGTCACGACCAATATTAATAATTAAATCACGTCCTTTTTCAGCATCACTAATATTACCAAAAACTTTTACTATAGATATTATATTATCATAAATACCTTTATTTCTATAATCAAGATTAAAACGCCAAAATTTAATACCGTCTTCTTCATGGTCTCTATCAATAACCCTAAGAATATGCATTTTTCTGTTACCGAATTTTTTAGCTAATTCTTTATCAGATTCTTTACCGCTAGCTAGTAATTCTTGACGAGCTTCACAAAATGGACAATCTTTATCGATTTCATTATTATGTTTTAAACATGTGTATTTTTGCCATTTACCATTAACTTGTCTAGTATGAACTTGCATTGATGAAAACGGATTACCATTACCTTGAGATGGTAAAATTCTAATTCTTTTCGTACCTGTATTTACACCATCCGGTAAATAGATTGAGAAGTAATTTTTTAAATCAAATGTTTTGGTTGTGTTTTGTTTTGGAGATTGAGTATTTTCATACTGTTTTAACATTTCGGCCACTATTGGGTCCTGAGTTTTTGTTTGTACCATAATTTTACTTATATTTATTTAATTGTTATTTACGTGCTATAATCTTTTGTACTAAAATTTATTGATATAAAGTATCAAACTTCATACATATATAAATATCTAGAAAAATGTGAAAAACACTTTTTTTATCGATTATTTTAAATAAAGATACGATACAAAAACACATATTTCAAGTTTTATATAAAATATTTTAAATATAAATTATAAATGGTTTATTATCAATTAAAAAGGGGTGTATATACACCCCTGATTTAAATTATTTAGAAATTATTTTCATCAAAATCGTCCTCGAAAGTATCTTTTATATTGGATTCGTTGTATTCATTATCAATATCATCTTGGGTTAAAACATATTCTTCATCGTTACTTCCTAATGCATTATATTTTTCCTCTTTTTCACTCCAGTAATCACTAAGTTTTATATTATAAGGAAATGAATCAAATGACCTCATCTCTAATTTTTCAATTGGCGTTGGGTTTCTTTTCTCTACTTCATGTTCTAAATCATCAATTTTATTATTCAATAAATCCATTTTACTTAATTTATGTTCTAATTCATCGAATTTACCTAATAAATCTTCCATTTTTTGTGTAGATAAATCAGCGCTAGCTTTAGCTTCTTCAGTACCTTGAACTAATTGGGTAACATCTAACTCAACTTCATCCTCACCACCCATATTAGGATTA